GGCGCTGGCTGATGCACTAGAAGCCACCACACCGAACGTGCTCGTGATCGACATTGAGACCTCGCCGCATTTGGCGTGGTCGTTCCAAACATGGAACACCAACATTTCACCGGACATGATCGTGGCACCCTCGCGGGTGCTGTGTTTTGCCGCCAACTGGTATCCCGCCGCGCGCGTGGATGCCTGGAGTGAATGGGATGACGGCAAAGGGCCAATGGTGCAGGCGCTCTGGGATTTACTTGACCGCGCCGATATCGTCGTGGGCTACAACTCCGATGGCTTTGACCTCAAGCACATCAACCGTGAGTTGATCCTTGCCGGCCTTGGCCCACCATCGCCGTACCAAACCATTGACCTGCTCAAGACCATGCGCCACCGTTTCAAGTTCCCATCGAACAAGCTCGGGCAAGTGGGGCAGTCGTTGGAGATTGGGGCGAAGATGGAAACCGGTGGATGGAAACTGTGGCAGAACGTCCTTGATGGCGATGAGAAAGCGCGCAAGAAGTTCATGCGCTACTGCAAGCAAGATGTGCGGCTCACGGCTGATTTGCTGGCGACCATATCCCCTTGGGTTAAATCGGTGCCGCACATGGGCCTATGGACCGGTGACATGACCACCTGCTATCTCTGCGGGTCGGCTGACCTAGCACCGGCGGGGATTGCCTACACCAAAACGGCAAAGTATCTGCGCGTGGTGTGCGAGTGCGGTGCCTATTCCAAAGTCATGACCAACGGTGACACCCGACCTGCCTAGAGGGGACCGCAATGGACATCATCACCGAACGTGCCGCCGACTACGGGCACCCGCGCCCCAACCTCGAGCGCATCGCGCACCTGTGGAACGCCTACCTTGAGCCGGCCACACCGATCACCTGCCACGACGTGGCCATGTGCATGATCTTGGTCAAGGTCTCCCGAGCTAAGGCAGGAATTAAGGCCGATAACTATGAGGACATCAAGGGCTATGCCGAGATCGCTGAGCAGCTGCGGTGAAGGTGCGGATCACCGTGGGCAACGTACAAATTGACACCAATGGCGTTGACCTGACCAAGGCCGACATTCGAGCTTTGGCCAAACTTGCGGCCACCTTGGCCGATTCTGGTGGCACCACCGTGGTGTCAGAGGAAGAAGTGCAAGCCGCGTTTGGTTTTACCGCGCAGGTTGAACGATTGCCCGAGCACATTCCCGCCGATGACCCTAGTTATTACTGGGACGACTAACCCCCCACCGTTTGGTGGGGGGCTTTTACTTATGCCACGCCAAGAACCGCGTTGACCATCGCATCATCATCAACGCCGCAATATCTGGCCGTGGTCGTGGGGGAGGAGTGCCCGAGGAGTTGCTGGACCGCGCGCAAATCCCGCGTGTGCCGGTACGCGCGGGTGGCAAACCGGTGGCGCAAGTGGTGCGGTGGCGTGCCACCGGTCGCCTCTTTGACGTGCTGCCACACGTAATACGTGCCGATGTGCGTGCCGCCAAAGCGGCCAGGAAACACGTACTCATTGGGTCGCACCTTGGCAATCTGCGCCTGCAATGCCTCGTGCAGTTCGGGGTGGATATGCACCATGCGCACCCGCCCACCTTTACCGGTGACCCGCAGGCGGGTGGCTTCCACGTCCTTAATCCGCAACGAGGCAATCTCTGCATTGCGCAGGCCGGCGTAGGCGCCCAAGAGCAAAATGGCCCGCAGGGTCACATCGGCCACCGCAAGGGCTCGTTCCATCGCATCATCGGTGGCCGGCTTGGGCTGGCCGTGGGGCACCTTGACCGGCAGAAGGTAGGCGCTGGGGTTATCTGCCCGCAAGCCGTGGCGCACCGCCCATGTGTAGAAACCGCGCAAGTGCGAGCGCGAGGATCGCCGCGTTTCAGGGCGCCAGTTCTGGCGCGCAAGGTAGTCCACCAGATCGTTCTCAGTGCAGGTGAGCAGGTCAAGCTCACGGGCTGCATGGGTCAGCTTGGACCGCTTGATCTTGATGGTGCCGGCACTCATGCCCGCTGCTTGGCAATAGGACAAGTACCCATCAATGGCTGTATTCATGCCCTCACCCCCCGCGACACGCCGACAATATTTATTTTTTTTAATACTACGGATTTCGTAGGTTTTGTGCATACAAACGACGGACCCTTGACCCGAGATTCACCAAACCGTAAACCGAAGGGTTCTTGGTTCGAGTCCAAGTGGGGGAGCAATCTCTGACCGTTCATTGTTACCAAATCCCTTGGTATCTTTGATGTTTTCGGCATTTCTGCCCGTGCAATTCCAGTGTAGCCCCGCGTGTCAAACGCTGGGGCTATCACTGTTTTTGCGTACTTACACCTAATCTGCGGATTTCGTTGTTTCGGGCCATTTTCACCACGGTATCGTTTGTCAACTAAGGAAACCACGGTGGCTTTCGTCGTTTTATTTCTCTACGTTCTCCCACAGCCGAACACATCGGCCAGCACGGCTTGGGTTCCTGCCTCATAACTAAATAGCTGCAAAGCCTCTGGGGGGCACCGCAGCGCACCGCCCGCCCAAGCCGTGCTTTTCACCTAACGGGAGAGCACATGTTTGCTGGAGAACTAATACTGGCCATCGCCGCAATCGGCGCCATCACATTCGTGGCTTACTGGACCGGTCGCCGGCACGGTGAAGGCGACCGTGACGCCCTGCTGGAAGAACTTGACTATTCCCAAGACCTGATCGTGGACCTACTCGGGCAGCGGAAGAACACGCACCCGACCCTGCGCGTGATTAACGGCCAGTAATGGCCCTCATTGCACTTGCGCTATCTGCTGCCGCTGGCTTGTTCATTGGATGGGCTGCCGGATCAGCAACCGCCGCATATCGCTCGCAGCGGTGCCGTGACACCGAACCGATGCGCCGCCACGCGGCCATGGTTCGTGCGCTCAAGCACACGGCTTCACCGGACATTGGAGAACAATGATCATGGCAACCCTTCTGACCTCTGCGCTTCTGCTCACCCCCTCTGCACTGCCCACCGATGGCATCAGTGGAGAGGTTCGCTCATCGACCTACACCGGCAAGCACTACTCGCACGCATGGGAACGCTGGCGCACCTGTGTGGTGGCCCGTGAATCCCGCGACAACCCCCGCGCTGCCAACCGATCATCTAGCGCCCGTGGGCTGTACCAATTCCTTGATACCGCATGGCGTATCAGCCTCACGCACATGCTGATGCCTGAGCACCGCGACGAGCGGGCCACCGTCAAAGCCCTGCGCACCAAGCCCATCCACCATTGGCCGCGCTACTGGCAAGACGCCGCCTTCTGGACCGTGCTGCGGCACGGTGATGGGGCACACCATTGGGCCTACGGGTCGTCATGCACATCGGTGAAGCCATGAAGCACCGCGTGGTGCTCGACACCCGCTTTGAAGATGTTGACGATGCATTTATTGGCCGCAACGAGTGCACTTGCGGTTGGTACGGCAAGGACTTTGAGATCACCGAACCTGCCGAGCGCCTAGCACTTGAGAACGAGCGCCGTGCGCACAAGATTCAGCGGGCGTTCTTGGCCGGTTGGACCGTGTTCATGTTCGCCTCGGCAGCGATGTGGGTGGTGCTGCTTTCCCTTGGCGCTTGGGCTTTGGTGCGCACCTCGGGGCTGATGGCGTGACCAACAAGCCCAAGGCCATCGGCACGCGCGGTGAAACTGCCGTGGTCAAGGCGCTGCGCGCGAACGGGTTCGGTGGCGCGGAACGTCGCGCACTCGCCGGAGCCGCTGACCTTGGCGACATCCTCGTGGCCCCTGGCGTGATCGCTGAAGTGAAGTGGGGCAAGGCCGCGAAAACCGCGAGCTTGAACGATGTTGAAATCTGGTGGGCGCAAACGCTCGCCGAGAAGCGCAACAGCCGCGCCGATGTGGCTTTCCTTGTGATCCAACGCAACGGCATCGGTGAGGACCGCGCGCACCTATGCCGAGCGTTCTTTGACCTTGGCGACCTGTGGCCCATGGCCAGTGGCCGCGTGGAAGTGCCACTAATCCAACTCATTGACCTGCTACGAGACAAAGGATGGGGTGACCCGCTGTGAATGATTTGACCGATACACGACCGCACGCCGAGGTGGTGACCGCGCAGCAAGTGATGGACCTTGGCCGCGACTTTGAACGTGACGCGGTGGTGCGCTACATGAACGCCGACATGCTCGGCTACGACGAGGACACCCGCTTCATTTTGCAGGCCATCGTCATGGGCATCAAAGCCAATGCACACAGGCACGCCAAGTGAGCGGCTACTCGATCGCGCTCCGCGATCAGCTGATGGCTCAAGCATTAGAGGCGAGTGAGAACCTTGCCCGCCCGTCATGGGGCGTAGGGCTGCGAACTCATGCAGATTTTATCCGTGACGTCATTGCGGTAGTGAACGCCATTGTTGAAGCACACGAGGGCGCTGAGCCCGCCACGGCGACCGAGATCACGAACGCCCTGCGCGCATTGGTGGACCAATGAGCATGAAGCATGAGCAGTTGTGCTCCATCGTCAACGACCCCAGTGGCATTGATGACTGGTCAGAGTGCCAGTGCCTGCTCATTGAGCTCGTGCGCGATGTAGTGATTAACGAGTGCATCGATGTGATGTACAAAGACTGCAAGCACACCAAGGTGCTCGGCTGCGAGCCGTGTTCGCACGACTATATGGCCGCACGCTTTGAATCCATGTTGAGTGACAAGCCATGACCCGCCGCGATTGGTACTTGCCGCTGCGCGTGCAGATCATCAAGCGCCATGAGACCGAGCGCAACTACGGCGCTCTCATCTGGAACTACCGCAACCGATTCACACTTGATGTGTACGTCGGTAAAACCATGTGGACGTTGCGCAGGGGCGACCGATGACCACATGGATGGACGCAGCCAAGTGCCGCGACCGTGACCCAGAGGATTGGTTTCCATCTGAGGGCGGGCACCTGCTCACCCAAGCGAACCTCAAGGCGAAAGCCATTTGCGCTGATTGCCCCGTGCGCATCGCCTGCCTGCGGTTCGCACTTGATGAAAACATCCAGCACGGCATTTTCGGTGGCATGACACCGGCTGAACGTGTCCGGTGGCGCAAGCGCCCACGGGTTGCCAAGCGCGAGAACAAGTGGACCGTCACCCAGCAAGGCAACGAGGCCAGTGCTAACACATGGACCCAGGCCCTTGACTTTGCATGGCGGGTGGCGTTGTGACCACCGAGGAAATCGACGCCACCATTACCCGCTTGGAAACCCTGGCTGAGTTCCACATTGGCACACCGGTCGGCGGTGTGGCCATTGCCGCACTGCGCACGATCTTTTACCTGCGAAAGGACACACAATGACCAGCAACTTTGACCTACGAGCACCGCGCAGCGTTGAGCAGTTAGCAGCTGACTGTCGCGCCAAGTTAGACAACGACGCGCAAGAGTTCCCGCCCAAGCGCATAGAAGTCATACCCATGACCGAATCATTCCTTGACCTTGCCGAACGCGTCTTGAGATTAGAGGCGCGGTCATGACCATCACCTTCACCCCCATGAAAGAGGACACGATCAAGCGCGACCGGTGGGGCCGGCCACTGATCGAACCGGTCGGTGGTGGCAAGGCCATCGCCTACACGCGCGTGAGCACACTTGCCAAAGCACTAGACAACAAAGACGCGCTGATGAAATGGAAGCAACGTCAAACGGTCATCGGCCTTGGCAAACGGCCTGACCTTGCCAACATGGCCAGTGCCGTGGACGGGGACAACCGCAAGCTTGACGACATCGTTGAGCAGGCAATGGCCGCTGCTGAATCTGATCGCGCAGCCAACATCGGGACCACGCTGCATTGGCTCACCGAGCATGTGGACGCCGGCACGATGCCGGACAACCTGCCCGCCGAGCATGTGGCCGACCTTGATGCCTACGAGCAAGCCATGAAAGGCATCGAGATCGTTGGCACCGAGCAGTTCATTGTCTGCGATGAGGTCATGGCCGCTGGCACGTTCGACCGGCTTGTGCGCCTACCCGATGGGCGCGTCATGGTTGCTGACATTAAGACCGGTCAGCATGAGCCGAAGTACCCGCACAGCGCCACGGTGCAGATCAGCGTCTATGCCCACGGGCACCTGTATGACCCCGAGCGGGGCCGGTTGGGTTACCTGCCCGACCTTGGCGTGTCCACTGATGAGGGCTTGCTGATCCACCTGCCCGCTGGCAAAGCGCAATGCGATCTCTACATCTTGGACCTGACCGTTGGGTGGCACCTTGCCCGCACCGCTGTGGTGGTGCGCGACATCTTCAAGGCCAAGCCACTGACCCCCTATGCGCCATCCGCGTAATCCTGCGCGCTTGGTTACCTGCACAACCACACGAAAAGGACACACGAAAATGATCACATTCTCAGCACCACAAACCGGTGGCGGCAACGTTGTCAAACCTGCCGACATTGAAGGCCACCTGCTCGTTGTCGAGCCCACCGAGTTCATCGAAAAGATGACCACCAGCATGGGTGAGTCCGATGCGGTCGGCGTCACCGTGCACGACATCACCACCGGTGAGACCACCGAGGGTGTTCTCTGGTTCTCCAAGGTTCTGGTGAGCAGCCTCAAGGGCCGCATCGGCCAGAAGGTGCTCGCCGTCATGGGTAAGGGCGATGCCAAGCCAGGTCAAACCGCGCCATGGGTGCTCAAGGATGCCAGCGGTGAGCCCAAGGCCGTAGAAGCGGCCACCGCCTACCTGACCGGTCAAGTGGCCGCACAGATCGCAGCACCAGCAGCTGCACCGGTTGCTGGTGGCGATGACTTAATGGCTGCCCTTGCATCCCTTGGCGCCAAGAAGGTCTAAGTCACAACCCCTTAAGCGCGGGGCACCTACATGGTTGAGGTGTAGGTGCCCCGCTTCCACCAACCTACGAGAGCCTGCGCTGTGACCATGACCGCACCTGATCCATCACCACTACTGGCAGCCGCACGGCTGTGGTTCGATGCCGGTTACTCCGTGGTGCCCACGCACGAGGACGGCTCCAAGCGGCCCTTTGGCCCGTGGAAGCAATACCAGCACGAGCGCCCCACATGGGACCAGATAGAGGCGTGGCTGGCATCGGGCAAATACACCGGCATTGGTGTCATCACTGGTGCCGTGTCCGGCAACGTGGAAATGATTGAGCTCGAAGGCCCGAACACCATCGCGGCCATTGGCAAACTATCGGCAGTTGCCGACAAGTACCGCGATATTGGCATGGATGAGTTGCTCCGCAAAGTGCTGCAGGGGTGCGTGGAATCAAGCCCACGCGCGGGGCTGCATATGTTCGTGATGATCACCGGTGGAGCGGTGCCAGGGAACACCAAACTGGCGATGGACGATGCCGGCAAGGTGCTCGCAGAGACTCGTGGCGAGGGCGGGTTCGTGGTCGTGGCCCCGACCCCTGCCCGTAGTGGCCATGAGGAAAACACCGTCTACATGTTCGTGGGCACGAGCACCCCCGCCGATACGGTCACCATTAGCGCAGATGAGGTAGAGGCGCTGCACTACTTGTTTACAGAAGCCCTCCACAGCCACACTGAGCCGTTAACCCCCACAAGTGGCACAACGACACCCCAGAACGAACCAACGCCCCAGCGGCCCTTACAGGGTGACGGGTTGACCCCGTGGGATGACTTCACCGCCCGCACCACATGGGCGCAGATTCTTGAGCCAATGGGCTGGCAAGCGATCTTTGCAGCCCCCGATGGGCGGATTCACTGGACGAGGCCAGGAAAGAAAGCCAGCGAAGGCACGAGTGCCACGACGATCACCGATGGCCCCATGTACGTTTTCAGCACCTCCACGGTGCTACCGGCCAATGAAGGCATGAGCAAGATGCACGTATACACCCTGCTGCACCACGGCGGGGACCATAAGGCAGCGGCCCGCGCCCTCGCCGGTGATGGATATGGCGAGGCCATGGCCGATACGTCCCTGCCCTCGTGGGTGCCCGAGATCACCGTCAATGCCCCACGCGAGCAGGCCACACCCGAGGACGCCTCATTTAACGAGGACGTGCGCAGGGAAGTGCGCAGCCAACTGGTGCGCGAATATGCCCGCGACCAGATCAAGGAACTCAAGCTCGGTGAAATCGCACCATTGAACGCCACGGCGCTCTCGGATTTCCTCGCCGAACCTGATGACCCCGTGCGCTACCGCGTCACCGACCTATGGCCCTCCGAGGGTCGGGTGCTGCTCGCAGCTGCCGCCAAGAGTGGCAAGACCACGATGGTGGCAGCAAACCTGATCCCCTGCCTCGTTGACGGTGGTCGATTCCTTGGCAAGTTCGACGTGGAGCAGATCACCGAGGGCACCGTGGTGCTGCTCAACATGGAAGTGGGCACCAACACCCTGCGCCGGTGGATGCGCGATGCCGGCATCACCAACAGCCAACGAGTAATTGTATCCAATCTGCGCGGCAAAGCATCCTCGCTGGCCCTAGGCACCGAGCAAGGGCGCAGGCGCCTAGCCCAATGGCTGTCCGACCAGCAAGCGGGCGTGGTGATCCTTGACCCGCTGGCACCAATCCTTGCCAGCCTCGGGCTCGATGAGAACGACAACAGCCAGGTTGCCCAGTTCTTTGGCTGGTGGTCAGAAGCGTTGACCATGGCTGGGGTCACGGATGACCTGATCGTTCACCACACTGGACATGCCGGCCAGCGGTCTCGTGGCGCCTCTCGGCTACTCGATGAGCCCGATGCCATCTGGACCCTTGGCAAGGAATCCGGTGATGATGACGGCGAGTTCGCCCACTTTGGACCGCCCCCGCGCTTCCTGTCAGCCTACGGGCGCGATGTGGAAATGGGCGCCCGACTGCTCCAATTTGACGACACAACGCGCCATTTGACCCTCACCGATGAGCCACGCTCGGCAGCCAAAGACCACGGGATAGAGCGCAAGGTCATGGCCGTGATGAGCGATGGGAAGGCTCGAACCAAGAACGAAATAGCCCGAGATACCGGTGGAGACCGCAACAAAACCTACAACGTGCTCCTCAAAATGGTGGACAACGAGGTGCTGATTTCTACCGGTGAGAAGCGATCTGGGCACCCAATTCTGGCTTTGGCGGTTACCCCATGATGACATGTATTCCCTCAATACATACACATGTATGTATTCCCTATAGGGAATACATACCAAGACACCTGGCATACACGTCATGAGAATCACCGAATGTGTGAAGTGCCGGTGCCCGATCCTGCGGGCCGACTACCTCGGGCTGCCGTGGGTCTTTGACCTTCAAGCCTTGGACGCACCAGAGATTGCCCGAGCATGGATCAAGGGTTGGCGCACCTACATGCTCACCACCACGACCCTGAGCCAAACCTTCCGATGGTGGCCGGCCACCGCCGACAACCGCGCAGCGGTCATTGAGCTCATCACCGAACGGTTACCGATCCCCGCGACCGTACTCACACTGCATTGCTGCACCACTGCCACCGGTGACCGGACCTTGGCCACATGGCAGCCACGAGACCGACAGTTCCACCAACCACGGCACGTCACGGCACCGACAACCTTGGGAGCGTTCTAATGGACACCACCACACCCTGCGTGATCTGCGAGCGCCCCAGTGAGCACGTGGCCTGCATCTGGTGCCAACGGCGCACCTCCCAGCGCCTTGGCGACATCGTGACCTTTGTCGCTTTGGCTGAAGATGAACTTCTACCAGGGCGCGGTGGAGATGGTAGAAGCACCGAGCGCGGCCTAGGGGTGCGCCTAGATGCCCTAGACCTCGTGGCCGGCAACGACGTGCTACCCATCCTTGAATCATGGGAGCGCCTCTACCGTGAAGAATGGGGATTTGCCACATGGGGCGAGACCACCCTCCAACGTGGGCGCGGCCAAGTGCAACAAGTGCCCGCCTACCTCACGGGCACCGTGTCCTTCCTGCGCACACACCTTGACCGTATCTTTGACCACCCCGCGGTGGATGAGTTCGCCGTTGAAGTGGGCACCTGCTGGCATCAAGCCCGCAAAGCCGCCAGCCAAGAGCCAAGGCAAGCATGGCGAGTGACCTGCCCCACCGATGTGGATGATGGCGAATGCGGCACATGGCTGCGCGTCACCGGTGAGGACTTTGGCGGCTCGATCACCTGCCGCACATGCCGCACCAATTGGGAGACCGAACGGCTGCTGCGCGTAGTCGCCACAAGCCGCGAGGCTGACCTATGGGTGGACATTGAAGCCGCCTGCCGGCACACGGGTGTGCCCGCACCAACGCTGCGCAGGTGGGCAAAGGATGGCAAAGTGCGCCGCGAGGGTGGCCTGTACGAATACAAGAGCTTGAACAACGTGATGCGCATTGCCACGTAGGTGTGTCACCCCCTTGCGCTATTGTGAAAATGGCGCTACCTTATGAAAGACTCAGGTGTTCTGCACCTATGCAAGCCCACGCACACCGCGTGGGCTTTTGCTATTTACGGGAGCGCGCATGGCAACTCTGCTCATCACAGAGGACGCGACCGTTGCCGAGATTGATGAAGCACTAGGGCACGCACGGCGCTTGCCCCACGATGAGCGCGGGCCTGCATGGTTCGCGTTCGTTGACCGCTTGCTTGAGATGCGAGCCGATAAATCCATTCTTTGAGAGGTTGATTCATGTCACAAGTGACGAAGCAAGAAATTGTGGGGGCCATCGAAAATGTGACGGGGGCACCTAGTTCCGGCATTGTCTGCGATCTCACGCCAGGCATCGCCGAGGCCGTCTACCGCTTGCTCTATCCCCAAGAATCTGCCAAAGAAACTCGAATTGTGAAAGCAACGGAGACACCAGAAAAAGCGGTGTGACCCGACTACCAAGGCCGTGCCTTGACTGTGGTGTTCTCACTGCGCGATCTCGATGCGATAAGTGCGCATTATCTAAGGGCCGCGAGTGGGATGCCCTGCGCGATCCTGCGAAACGAAAACATTATTCTGGAGACTACAAGCGCCGAGCTCGTGAGGTGCGAAAGTCTGCTGGCCCATGCTGGCTCTGTGGTGAAGGCGAAAAAGAAAATGACCCTTGGAACGCTGATCATCTAGTTCCTGCTGATCCTGACTCGCCATTGCTCAAGGCTCACCGCAGCTGCAATATCCGAAGGGCACGGGGGAGTTAACCCCGAGGGTGGGGTCTAACTGGGGCGGCGCGCGCGGCGGGCACCCTGGCCCTATGACACCCGCAGCGTGTGCAGGTCACACCATGTTGACGTAGACGTTCCAACTGCCGGCACCTGTTTGCGAAATCACGCACGAAACTCGGCGCCCACCTTGTCTTTTGAGCATCTTCACTGCTGACTCAAGACCTCGTGGCTCAACGGTGCCAACGGCTTTGCTGCCAACGTAGATGCCTACGTTCTTGCCTTTTGGTTGCAACGTCCCGATCCAATAGTCATCACCTTGCAGTGCTCTGCAATCTTGGGACCGCACCAGCCAGATTCCATTTTCCATCAGCGTTTGCCCATCGGTTAAGCCCAACGCGCGCTTGGCTGCATCAAGTGTGACCGCACCATTACTACTGGCAGGCTGATTGCCGGCGCCATCGTCACTTGGCACAAATGTGATGCTGCTTTTCTTTTTTCCGAACAATCCCATGATTTCCCCTAATCGATTCCCCTCCACCTTAACCCTGCAAACGGTTGGAGTCCTGCCATGCGCAAGACAAACTTTGTTATTTCTGTATGTACGTTCGTCACCGCTTGCTCAGTTAACTAGGGGACACGATGCCAGGACGAGGACCGGCCCCCAAGCGCGAACGCTCACGACCTAACGACACCGCGCGCAGGGCCGCAGAGTTCACACCCTTGACCGCTGATGGAACGTTGCGCGGTCCTGATCTGCCCGATGGTGACTGGCACCCGCGCACCCTTGACTGGTGGCAGACGTGGCGCGCTTCACCGATGGCCGCCACATTCATTGACGCTGACTGGTCCTTTCTGCTCGACACGGCCATGCTGCACTCGCAGATGTGGCAGGGCGAGACCAAGCACGCCGCAGAGATCAGGTTGCGTGTGGGCAAACTTGCCGGCACCCCCGAGGACCGGTTGCGCTTGCGCATGGAAGTGGACACCGAGGCCGCACAAGCACCGCGCCCTGCTCGCATGAGCAAGGCCCGACGCGAGCGCCTGTTGTCCATTGTTGATGACTAATGCTGACCCTTGGCCTTGCGCTCATTGACTGGATCGAGTCGTTCTGTGTTCATGGACCTGGCGACATTGAAGGCGAACCGGTCACCTTTGATGATGAGTTTGCCGCGTTCGTTGCGCGCTGTTATGAGATCAACGACGCCGGCAACCGGCGGGTGCGCCGCGCGGTGATCAGCAGGCCCAAGGGCCGCGCCAAATCTGAACTTGCTGCATTCCTTGCAGTGGCCGAGGCTATTGGCCCCGTGCGCTTTTCGCACTTCGCCGCAGCCGGTGAGGTGTCCCCGTGGGGGTATGAGTACGCCGAGGGCGAGCCGGTGGGCGCTACCGTGCAGCGCCCCGAGGTGTTGTGCTTTGCCACTGAGCTTGGACAGGCGGGCAACACCTATGACGCCATTTACTACATGCTTAACCCTGAGACTGCGCACCCTTACCTTGTGGAAACGTTTGGCCGCATTGACGTTGGCTTGACCCGCATCTTGCTGCCCGATGGTGGCGTGATCTCGCCCGAGTCTGCGGCTGATTCATCCAAGGATGGTGGCAAGTCCACTTTCACAATCTTTGACGAGTCGCACTTGTGGGTGCTTCCCAAGTTGAAACGCATGCACCAAGTGGTGCTGCGCAACTTGCTCAAGCGCAAGATTGCAAGCGGCTGGGCGCTAGAGACCACGACGATGTACGCGCCAGGTGAAGGCTCGGTTGCTGAGGGCACGCACGAATACGCCAAGGCCGTTGCCGAGGGCCGCGTGTCCGATGCCGGTTTGCTATTCGATCACCGGCAAGCTGGCCCAAAGTTTGACCCCAAGTTTAAGAGTCACCGCATGGAGGGTTTGCGCGACGTTTATTTCGCCGCAGCCGATTGGATGGACTTAGAGGCAATTTCCAATTCCTACGACGACCCGCAAACATCGGCCGCCGAATGGGAGCGGTATTGGTTCAACCGGCCCGTTTCCTTGCAAGGGAACTGGCTCGGTCAAGCCGCGTGGGATGAATGTCAAAGCGTGCGCGAGATACCCGATGGCGCTGATGTTGTCCTTGCCCTTGACGGTTCGTTCTCTGGTGACTCCACCGCACTCGTGGCGGTGGAGATCGCAGCGTTCCCGCACGTTCAAGTGGCAGGGCATTGGGAGAAGTTGCCTGGTGCAACCGACTGGCGCGTAGACATTCTCGAAGTTGAAGATGCGATCCGCACCGCGTGCTTGCGCTGGCACGTCAAAGAGATCACCGCCGACCCGCACTTGTGGGCGCGCTCGTTGCAAATCTTGGCCGAGGAAGGCTTGCCGGTCACTGAGTTCCCACAGTCGCCAGCGAGAATGACGCCCGCAACAAAAAGAACCACGGACTACGTGAACACCCGCGCAATGACGCATTCCGGTGATCAGGCGCTCACGCGCCACGTATCCAATGCAGTGTTGCGCAGTGATAGCCGCGGCACGCGGTTGAGCAAGGAATCAAAGTCATCCGAACGACGCATTGACCTTGCCGTTGCGATGGTCATGGGATTAGAGCGCGCCCTCACCCGCGTGGAAGAACCTGCACCACCTGCGGTCAATTTCTATTAGGAGCCACATGCTTGCCAACATTTTGCAGATCAGCGGCATTGCCGTTGTCGCCATCGGTGCGGGGTTAATCTTCCCGCCCGCTGGTGTGATTGTTGCGGGCATTGGCTTGGCCGTGTTTGGTGTTGCCTTGGAGCGTGAGTGATGCTGGGTCGATTGTTGAAGCCAGCCGATGAGGCCCGCGCCATTTCCTACCAGTCACTTTTCTTGACTGACCAAACCTTTGACCGTGGCCCGTTGGCCGGTGTGGTGATGAATCAGGCCGCTGCCATGAAGATTGGCGTGGTCTATGCAGCCGTGCGCTTGATCTCTGACACGATCGCCACGCTGCCCCTTGACACCTACATTCGCCGCGATGGTGAGCGCCTGCCCTACCGGCCCAAGCCGGAATGGGTAGATCAGCCCGACCCTGATCCGACCGTTGGTCGCAGTGACTTCTACCAAACCGTGATCATGTCGTTGCTGCTCGCCGGCAATTCCTACACGCGCATTTTGCGCAACGGTGATGGCGAGATCATTGCGCTGCGCAACCTTGACCCCACCAAGACCGACGTGCGCTTGAACGCGCTCGGCTTCGTTGAGTTCGTTTTTGACAGCCGCATTGTCATCACCGGTGAAGATATGATTCACATCACCGACATACGCAAGGCCGGCTCGCTCAAGGGTGAAAGCCGCGTTGATCAGCTCAAGGATGTGCTCGGAATCTCGCGCGCACTCGATGAATGGTCAGCCCGTTACTTCGGCCAAGGCACCGTGTCCAGTGGCATCATCGCCTACCCAGGCGACATGACTGATGAGCAAGCAAGCCGGCTCAAGGATCAGTTCGAGAAAAACAGCCGAGGCATGAAGAACGCGCACCGGCCCAACATTCTCACGGGCGGTGCAAAGTATGAGCGCATCTCTGATGATGCGCAGCAGGCACAACTCACCGAGGCCAAAAAGTTCGCGGTAGAAGAGGTGGCGAGAATCTTCAAAATCCAGCCATCCATGCTCGGCTCGCAGGTTCCTGGCGCCCGTGCATACGCCAGCCAAGAGCAGGACAGCGTTTCCTTTGTCACGATCACGCTGCGCCCGATCATCTACAAAATTGAGGAAGCCTTTGGGCGCTTGCTGCGCCCATTGAATCCAGCAGCGTTCTTGCGGTTTAACATGGAAGGTCTGCTGCGCGGTGACATTCAAAGCCGATACGCGGCCTATTCCCAAGGCGTGCAGGCCGGTTTCCTTTCCATCAATGACATTCACCGCATTGAGGACATGCGCCCCGTTGAGGGCGGCGACGTGTACCGCGTGCCGCTGTCGCACGTTGACCTTGCAGCGGCAAACATTGTTGAGCAGGACAAGCGCATCACCATGGCGGTGCGCCTGATCAACGTGGGCTTTGATCCTGCCGACGTTCTGGCTGGCCTGAGCTTGCCACCGATGGATCACACCGGCTTGCCGAGCGTTCAGTTGCAAAACCTTGTGCAGCAAGTTGAAGCCGATGTTGAGGTGGATTACAGCGGGCGCGATGTAGACCTCATGGCTGAAAAGCGTGACGCGGCTATTGCCAACGCAATGGCTGAATCAATCAAGTCATTGCCAGCACCAGTGATCAACGTGAACATGCCCGAGCCGTCTGCCCGATCAAAGCGCGTTGAGCGTGACGAGGATGGCAACATCACCGCGATTGTTGAGGAATAAATATGCCATTACGACCCGCCGCACTAAACATTATGCTTGATGCTTTTGGCGCTGCTGCTGATTTTGTTTCTCTGCACACCGACGATCCCAGCACAACGGGCACCAACGAAGTCACTGGTGGCTCGTACACCCGCGAAAGCCCAGCATGGGGCACGGCCAGTGCAGGTGCAATAACCAACGCATCGGCCATTGTGTTTGACGTTCCTAGCAGCACCACCATCAAGTTCCTTGGTTACTGGTCAGCAAGCACCGCGGGAACGTTTTACGGTTCGCGGGCACTTGATCAAAATCAGACTTTTGCAACGGCTGGCACCTACACCATTGCAATTGGCAACTTGTCTGAATCCATCAGCTAGTCATGGCCGCCATCGGCCTTTTCACCCTTAACACCAGCAAGCTCAACGAGGGCATCCTTGGTGGCCTTGGCACAGGCTTTGCCCAAGGCACAAGCACGAGCACCGGCACCGCAACCGGTGCAGCGGGTTTTGTTGGCTCGGCTTCAGGATCAAACACCACAACAGGCACCGCAACGGGTGCCGCTGGTCTAGGTGGCTCGGCTTCAGGGTTGAGCACAAGCACCGGAACCGCAACCGGTTCGGTGGGCTTTACAGGTAGCACAAGTGCTACATCAACGAGCACCGGCACCGCAGCGGGCACACCGCAGATCACTGGTGCCGCAACTGGCACCACAAGCACCACAGGTGCCGCTACGGGCGCGCCTAGCGTGTCAGGTTCGGCAAGTGGTGCATCTGTATCGCTTGGCGATACAAACGGCTCACCGGCCCTTACAGGGCAGGCAAGTGGTGCAAGTGAAAGCACCGGCACGGCTAGTGGTTCACCGGATGTGCCACCGGACCCCGCGCCACCGGAGCCCGAGGCCATTGTTGGTGGCGGGCCGCGCTTCTTTATCCCGCAACCACCACGGCCCCCACGGCCACAACTTGTGGCCACGCACCGTGAAGGTGTGGCACGCGGCTACAACCGAGCGCGTGGACGCGCCACCGGTGTGGTTGGCCAAACGGGTGCGGTGCGCAGTGCAGCAATCTGCACGGGTTTATGTGCAGGCGCCCGATGGCCGACTGACGAGATTGTGGCGCGTTGGGCAAAGCAAGCAATTGAGCAAGAACTTTTGACATTGGAGTTGTTGTGATTACAAGTGGCCAAGCAACGGTTGGAACAGCCACCCCCGTGCAGATTGACGGGTCAAGTGTGAACCCAATCTATTTGACCGTGCACAACAACGACAACACCAAGGTCATGTATCTCGGCGGCACAGCTGTTTCCACAACGACTGGGTTGAGGTTGTTGAAAGAGGAGACTCTGCAATTCACAATCAACCCAGGTGAAGCACTTTATGCAATCAGCGCAAGCGGTGATCACGTCATTAGTTGGTTAAGGCAAACAGTCTGATGCCCTACTTCATCACCGATAAGGCAGAGTCATGCAATGGCTGGGCCACCATTAAAGGTGACGGTGAAGTGCTCGGCTGCCACACGACAAAGCAAGCCGCCATCAATCAGATGGTTGCCTTGAGCATTGCTGAAGGCATGGACCCTGGTGGGCAGCGTGCCGATGCACCCGCACCTGCCGGTGATCAGATCAAGGGCAGTGACACCAACGAGCCAGGATCAGCAGCCGGCACAGGTGGTGGGATTGAACTAAGCGCGGCAACGACCACCGCGCTAGAAAACAAAACCAAGGACCACAACGACAAGATGGCCGCAGATGATCGGCCAGACTGGACCAGGGTTACCCTTGGCGCACTCAAGGCTGTTTATCGCAGAGGCTCGGGTGCTTACTCCACCTCACATCGGCCAGGAGTGTCACGGGCCGCATGGTCTATGGCGCGAGTTAACGCCTTTTTATTCCTTGCACGCAGGGGCCGGCCAGAAAATCCCGCCTACACCGGTGACAATGATCTGCTCAACTCAGGACACCCGCGCCACCCATCACAGCGCAGCATTGAACAGCGCGCAGTCAGCGTGCCCGAATACATGCGCAACGCGGCAGCTCGCGGGCTAGAACTTCGCCGCGAGGGTTTCGGTGGCGATGGCCTCACGGACAAGACTGTGCGCGAGGCTCGACTGATGGCTGAGGGCCAGATGTCTGATGACAAAGTTGTGCGCACAAATGCGTGGGCTGCACGTCATGCGGTTGACCTTGATGCGCCCAAGAATCGTGACAGCAAGCACCCTGATTGGCCAGGTGCCGGCGCGGTTGCACATTACTTGTGGGGCATTGACCCATTGAATCCAAATCCAGCACGCCGCTGGCTTGAGCGTCAGGTTGAAAAGATGACAGAAGAGCGACAACTGCCGGACAACTACCGGCCAGCACTTGAGGCCGACGTGCCCGAGGGCCGCGCGTGTGGCAACTGCATGTTCTATGACGAGACAAACGTGCGTGGAGATCAAGCATTTTGTGAGCGTTGGGATGAATACGTTGACGGCGGTTACTACTGCAACGCATGGCAACCGAACAATGAAAGGACAGCCGTGGGCGACTTAGAGTTTCGCACCTTTGATGCGACTGTGACAGAAATCCGCGCAATGGAAAATGGCGACGGGATGACCTTTGGCGGTTATGCGTGGCGCTATGGGCAACCAAGTTTGCCGCTGCCATTCACTGAGCGCATCGCACCTGGCGCGTTCACCCGTTCTTTAAAGTCTCGCGTGGACATTCGCGCCTACGTCAACCACAACGATGAGATGCTGCTCGGATCAACCCGTGCCAAGACCTTACGCATTGATGATCGCGCTGAGGGTGGTTATGTGGAGATTGATCTTCCCAACACCACGGCAGGGAATGACGTTCGAGTTCTCACGCAACGTGGAGATATTTCTGGTATGAGCTTTGGTTTTGCCACCGTGCGCGACAAGTGGAGCGATGACGGCGCAGAGCGCACCCTCATGGAAGCCAAACTCTTTGAAGTGTCCGTTGTGACCGGCATTCCTGCATACCCGCAGACAACCGCAAGCGTGCGCAACCTTGCCCGCCTTGCTGCTCGGACAGCCACTGACGTGGACGACTTGGCAGCAGCCATGACCGCATTGCAGTTGGGCACCATAGATGAGGTGCAGGCAACATTGCTGCGCAGCGTTGTCGATCAAGTTTCCCCGCAAGTTGTGGCCGAGGCCACCACGCCGATGAGCGTGCTGGCGGCAAAGTTGCAACTAGCAGAGAAAGCACTTGGGCTCTAGACCCAAGAGGGGTGCATTGGTAAGCGACTGACCGCACACGCGGTCAAGGCTTTGTGAGTTCGATTCTCACCACCCCACTAACAGTCTGAGCGTCCCGCCGACTGTTCGCGTTGAGCGTCCCGCCACGCACCCTTCATTTCTTGCGCATCACTCCAATCATTAAGGAAAACAATGTCGTATCTGAATAGCCTCACCGAGGCACAGAAGCGGGATCTGCACAGTGCTCGTGGATACCTTGAGCGTGCAGAAACCGAGAAGCGTGAACTGTCCGTTGAAGAGCGCACCGCATGGGACGCCCTGAACGCACAGATGGACAACCGTCAAGACCACATCAACGAGGTTCGCGCAGCCGAACAGCGTGATGCAGCAGTTGCACAGGCCATGTCCTTCGCACCCGAGGTTCGCACCGAGTCTGCACCGGTTGAGCGTCGCAGCGATTCGGACATCCTTCGCGCCATGGCACGTGGCGAGATTCGTTCACACACGTTTGAGCGTCGCGCACTTGATACGTTCACCGCAACCAAGGGTGAAGAAACTGTGCCGCAGGATTTCCTGAGCACCGTTCAAGCGAAGTTGCTCACCACCGGCCCAATGCTCAACGGTGCTGTTGTCAACCTGTTGAACACCAACAGTGGCAACGACATCAAGGTGCCTGTTGAGTCAACTCGCATGGCTGGCACCGCAGTTGCTGAAGGTGCAACCTTCGCTGCATCTGACCCGACGTTTGCCAACCTCACTTTGCGTTCACACAAGATTGGCACGCTCGTTGTTGCCTCTCGTGAACTCGTTGAGGATTCAGGCATTGACCTGCAAGCCTTCCTTGGCGCGCAGATCGGTGTTGCTCTAGGGACGGCGGCAAACTCCGTTTTGACAAACGGCACCGGCACCGTTCAGGCGAACGGCATCGTGACCGCAGCAGGCACAGCGGGCAACCCCGTTGGTGGCACTGGCGTTTCTGGTGCCTTCACTTCAGATCAGCTCATCACACTCATGCACTCGGTTGACTCGCTGTACGCAGCGCAGCCTTCCGCTGGCTTCATGATGAGCCGCGCAACAATGGGCGCTGTTCGTCAGCTCAAGGGTGCCGAGGGCTACCTGTTCCAGACATACTCCACAGAGGGCATGGTTGGTTCGCTGCTCGGTTACCCCGTCTACGAAAACCCGTACGTTCCAGCCGCAGCGGTCAACGCCAAGAGTGTTCTCTTTGGTGACATCGGTGCATACATCACCCGCGTTGTGGGTGGCATTGAAATCGTCCGTTCAGACGAGGCCTACTTCCTCTCTGATCAGATCGCATGGCGCGCAACCATTCGCCTTGATGGTGATCTTGGTGGCGGCGGCAGCGATGCCGTGAAGGTATTCCGCGGAGGCACTGCCTAGCAACACCTCCCGCAGGGGGTCAAGTCACAAGCTTGGCCCCCTGCCCCTTTTCCCCCGAGGGCGCAGGGGCGCAGGACTTGCGCCCTCGGGTTTTTTCTGCGACACCTGCGCATCTTGCGAATGGAGTTCCCTGCGATGAACCGAAAGCAAAGACGAGCACAAAGCACCGACGTTGCACCGGTGACAGTTCTCTGGCACAGCAACGCACCGTGGGCCACCACAGGCTATGGAACGCAAACCAAGCAGGTAGTTGACCGCATGAGCCGCGATGGTCACGCCATCGCCGTAAACGCCAACTACGGCCTGCAAGGCACCAAGATGGTGTGGGAGGACGTGCCCATCTTTCCGATGGGTGTGGAGGCTTACAGCAACGACACGGTGCGCGCCAATTTCGCATCATGGAAGAAAGAAAACCCCGACAACCCCGCGCACGTCGTTGTTCTCTTTGATGCCTGGACGATGCCCAAGAAAATGTACGAGGGCGTGCCGGTCAGCATCTGGACAATGGTTGATCACCAGCCGATTCCGCCCAAGGTCTTGGAAGTGTTGCAGTGGGACAACGTGACCCCAATTGCGGTCACCGAGTTTGGCTTGGATCAGATGCGCCGCGCAGGATTAACCAAGGCGCTCTACATCCCCATGGCCATTGACTGCGATGTCTACAAGCCCACGGGAACCTTTGAGGGTCAGACGGGCCGCGAGATCATTGGCTTTGATGACGATCACTTTGTGGTCTCCATTATCAACGCGAACAAGGCCAGCGGCGCCGGTGGGATTCACCGCAAGGCATGGGCCGAGAACATTCTCGCCTTCTCCATTTTCGCGCAGGATAAACCTGACGCGCGGCTGTACATGCACACCGAACGGTTCGGCAACTACGGCGGTTTGGCTTTGGACTTCCTCGCCAAAGCGTGCGGCCTTAGACCTGAGCAGTACCGGTTTGTGAATCAGCACGCCATGCACAACGGGATACCGAACGAGGCAATGGCTGCGATATTCAGTGCAACAGATTGCTTGCTTGCGGCCACGCTTGCGGAAGGATTTGGCTTAACTGTCCTTGAGGCCCAAGCGTGCGGCACCGTGGCCGTGGTTAATAACTTCAGCGCACAACCTGAACTGCTAGGTGAAGGTTGGCTGACCGAGGGCCAGCCGTACTGGGACGGCGCACAACTTGCATGGTTCAACACCCCGAACATCCCCAGCATCGTTGATGGCCTTGAGGCCGCCTACAAGCGCGGCAAGGGCCGCAGCGACAAGGCACGCCAGCACGCGTTGAAATATGACGCCGATCGAGTGTGGGCCGAATACTGGCGCCCCTACTTGGCGCACTTGGCCAAGGCCGCTGAACCTGCCGCACCTTTGCCGAGCAAGTCATTCACCATCAACGATGGCATCACCGATGCGCGGTTGACCATTTACATACCGGCCTACAAGCGCGCCAGCCTCGTTGACCTTGTGGCATCTATCGCACCGCAGCTGAGCCCGCAGGTGGAGTTGATCATCTCTGACGATGACCCCAACGGCGAGCACGCGCAAGCGGTCAAGGACTTACTGGCCGGCACACCTGCCCGCGTGGACTACCAGCACCACGGTGTCAACCTTGGCGGCGACCCGAACATCTTTCGTGGCTTCACAGAGGGCCGTGGCGATTGGGTGTGGATGATCGGTGATGACGATGTGCTTTTGCCCAACGCCATTGCCGACGTGCTCACCGAGTTAACCGCCGATGACTTTGACCGGTTGATTCTGCTCACACCGCAGGCAACCGATACCCCCGCTGCGGGCATGTGCGGCAACGCTGCCCGCATCCACGAGCTTGATCCTGGCCTACTTATTGCGGCCACGTTGATCACGGCAAACGTGGTGCGCCGCAGTTCGCTGGACTTGGCCAAGGGCGCCGAGCGTGTGCCCTACTTGTACGGGCACTCATGGGCCAACACCACCTGCCGGCGGATCAAGGTCATGGCCGAGCCCGCGTTCACCGTGGGCATTGCCAACATTGATGACTACATCAGCCGAGGCGAGCCAGAGCAGAACGTGGACATGGCGTTGAACGAATGGGCGCTGATCATCGAGCAGGGCCACGGTCTGCCCTTTGATATGAGCAAGACGTGGAACTTCGTGCAAAAAGCAAGCGCATGAAGATTGCGGTCACCGGTGCCAGCGGGCACCTCGGGTCATACATCTGCCCACGGCTGGAAATGCTTGGGCACGACGTGACGCGCATTGGCCGCAACTTCCCGCGCGAGTTAGATGCCGATGTCATCTGGCACTTAGCTGCACCCGATCACCGCAACGAGCACGAGTGCGCACAGTTCATGTGGTTCAACGAGGACGTTGCCTCAACCTATTTGCCGGTGATCAACACGGGCACATGGTGGCAGTACGCGGGCGAGGAATCAGCGGGCCTGTATTACTCGCGGATCAAGCAAGCGCAGCAAACAATGTTTGCCACCACGTTGGTGCTGTTCAGCGTGTACGGCGCAACCTCACGAGCACAGCGCGGTTTCATTCCGCAACTGATCAACTACGCCAACGGGCACACAAGCCTTGCAGGGGCATCACGGCAACAGCGTGACTGGATACATGTGGAGGACGTTTTCAGGGCTTACATGGCCGCGACAGCGGCACCAGTGGGCACCTATGACGTGGCCACCTTGTCAACGCTCAGCCCGCACGAGTTGGCCCTAGCGGTCACCGGTCGGGTGCTCCCTGACTACGCGGAGTTTCCGAACTGCGCGCCCAAATACGTGAACGACCGCTTGCCCGACTGGGCACCCAAGATGGACGTTTTGTTCTACACCCGCAGCAACGTCTACCAAGCCGCTTAGGAGAATCATGGCCATTGCCAACGGCTACGCCAGCCTGACACAAATTAAAGCAGCGGCCCGCATCACCGATGCTGTTGATGACAGCCTTTTGGAAATGGCCGTGGAATCGGCCAGCCGCATGATTGACGCCGAGTGCGACCGCAACTTTTACAGCAGCGGCACCGCGACCCGCGACTTCACCCCCAACGATCTTTACACCGTAGACACCGACGACCTCACCAGCATTGTGAGCGTCAAGCTTGATGACACCGGCGACCTGACTTTTCCCATTACTATCGCCGCAACGGATTACCAGACCGAGCCGTTGAACCAGCGAGTCTCAGGCAACCCGTACCCCATCTATCGCTTGCGCATGATCGGCGATTACTTGCTGCCCATCTGGGGCCGGCAAGCCACCGTGCGCATCCAAGGCGTTTACGGCTTCACACCCTTGCCCATTCAAGTCACGCAAGCGTGCATCATCCAGGCCAGCAGAATCTTCAAGCGCCTAGATTCCCCGCTCGGTGTTGCCGGCTTTGGCGACATGGGCGCAATCCGCGTGGGCAAGGTTGACCCCGACGTGGCCATGTTGATCAGGCCTTTCAAGAAATATGCGGCTAGCTGATGGCGTCGGTAACCGAACTACGCACCGGCATTGCCACCAACCTTGCCACCATCACAGGGCTGCGCACATCGGCCACCGTGCCCGACACAATCAACCCGCCCATTGCTGTTGTGATGCCCGCATCCATCACTTATGACACAGCCTTTGCCCGCTCTGGTGGCGATGAGTACGAGTTCACAGTGACGGTCATTGTTGGCCGCGTTGACGAGCGATCTGCACAAAACAAACTTGATGACTACTGCTCCGGCAGTGGTGCAAGCAGCATCAAAGCTGCCATTGAGGTTGACAAGACTCTCGGAGGAAAAGCCTTTTCCCTTCGAGTAACAAGCCTGCGCAACTACACCCAAATAACCGTAGGTGACATCACCTACCTGAGCGCCGAGTTCGTCGTTCAGGTGTTTTCAGCATAAGGAGAGCCAGACATGGCCAAGATTGTTATTCAGAACCCCGTTGTCGTTCTCGCTGGCGGCACCATTAGCGCGAACGTTGCACAATGCACCATTGCACTTGCAGCCGATGACGTCGAGACCACCTCATTCGCATCTGCTGGTGGCTTCCGTGAGCGCATCGGCGGATTGAAGTCAGGCACCGTTTCCTTCGACTTCCACAACGATTATGCAGCCGGCGCACTTGACTCCATTCTGTTCCCGCTGCTTGGTGGCACCGCCGCTGTTGCAGTTCGGCCAGGTGGAACCGCAGCCGTTGGCACCGCAAATCCCGAGTACACGTTTGCTTGCCTCGTCACAGAAATAAATCCAATCGATAGTGCGGTTGGCGATCTCGCCTCACAAAGTGTGAGCTGGCCGATCACTGGCGCAGTCACGCGCGGCACTGGCGCCTAGTCATTCCTTTAACCCTTAACCTGCGAGGAGTCCTGCAATGAGAATGAACCTGAATGTCACCTACAACGATGGGACAGGGGCCGATGTAATTGTGTCGGCCCCTGATCTCGTCGCCTTTGAGCGCGAGTTTGATCGCAGCGTTGCACGCTTCGCTGCTGAGATTCGGTTCACAGATATCTGCTGGCTGGCATGGCACAAGTTGAACCGTGACGGTTCCGCTGGTGAGTTTGACAAGTGGCTCGAAAACTTGGATGGCGTTGAAGTCAAGGACTCAACTGATCCAGTCCCTTTGGACAAGACAGCGCCCACTTCCTAGTTGCGCATTTGGCGTATGAGTTCCATCTGTCACCTAGTCAAGTGCTCGCCGAATCTCCACGCATGATGATCACAATGCAGCGATATTTGCGCTGGAGAAACATTGAGCAAAGAAAGGCTGGTGGCAGGTGATCAAGTACAACGTCAAAGTCACGGGCGCTGCTGCAAAGATTGATGCAGTCTTTCGTTTTGACAAAGATGCGTGGAAGATCGTGCAACGTGGCGTGAAAGAGGCCACGGCGGAGATTACGAAAGATGCGCAAAGCCGAGTGCCACCTATGGGTTTGATACCCATGCGCAGGGGTGCTGGCTGGGGTAAGTGGATCGCTGCCAAAGATGGGCGTGACCTGAGTTACAGCAAAAGCAACTTTAGGTTCAACACCCGCTTCAAATCTCGTGTCACTCAAGGATTCCGCGAGGTGCAGGGCAGGTCCAGCCTTGACACAAGTTCGGCCAGCGTTGCCATCTTTGCCTTGGCCGGTTCCAAAGACAGGTCAGGTCACCCGTTCAACCGCAACATCAACAAGCAAACGGGCACACGAGTGGGCGCGCGCAATGTGCAAATGTGGCCGCGCCTTTTGACTCCGGCCTATTACGCCAAAGGGCCGCAAGCATCAGCAACTATTGCCAGCCTGATCGAGAAGGCTGTCCAGCAAGCAAATCGAGCTTAGGAGTTATCAATGGCGCGCAATAGCATTGACGTAGTTGTCAAGGGTGATTACCAAGACAAAGACATCAACCGCGCTATTGGTGACCTCAAAAAACTGCAAGCAGCCAGTGACTCTATGGGCAGCAAGATGCAGACCATGGGCGGCAAGATGCAGTCCGTGGGCGCAGACATCGGCAAAGTAGGCAAGGCGCTCACCCTTGGTGTGACGTTGCCCATCGTGGGCATTGGCATCGCAGCGGTGGCATCACAGGCTGACTTTGAAATGTCGATGAACTCGCTGCAAGTCAACGCCAACGCATCTGCCAAGCAGATGGAGTCACTGTCATCACTTGCCCTGCAAATGGGCGCTGACACGGTGTTCTCTGCCGGTGAAGCCGCCAACGCCATGCTTGAACTTTCCAAGGGCGGGCTCGGTGTTGCCGACATTCAAGCCGGTGCCCTGGCATCAACGATGGCCCTTGCCGCAACTGAAGGCATGGACTTAGCTCGCGCCGCAGAGATCGTGGCGCAAGGCATGAACACGTTCGGCCTTGAAGCAAAAGACACCGCCAAGATCGCTGACCTACTTGCCGCCGGCGCCGTTGCATCAACCGCTGGCGTGGAGGACTTGGCCGGTGGCCTGAAATATGTGGGCGTCACTGCCAACCAGTTCGGCATTGGTCTTGGCGATTCTGTCACTGCTCTTGCCTCGTTGAACAATGCAGGCATTGATGCAACGACGGCTGGCACATCGCTGAACAGGTTCTTCCTTGGCTTGGCGGGCACCACCAAAAAGGGTGCCGACACCATGAAAGAGTTTGGTCTTGAGTTCTTTAATGCTCAAGGCGAGATGCGCCCCATGACTGAGATCATCGCAGAACTTGACACCAAACTTGGCGATCTCACCGACAAAGAACGCACTAAGGTGATGAAAGACCTGTTCGGTGTGGAGGGTATGCGCGCTGCCAATGTCTTGATCCAAGAGGGCGTGGTGGGCTTTGAGAGCTTGTCAGCTGCCGTTAGCAAGCAAGGCGTTGCTGCTGACTTGGCCAATGCTCGCATGTCGGGAACTGCTGGCGCGCTTGAGCAACTCAGGGGCAGTGTTGAATCTGCTGCCATCCAGATCGGTCAAGTGCTCGCACCCATGATTCAGCAGGTTGCAGGATTCCTGCAAGGCTTGGCTGATCGGTTCCAGTCCCTAAGCCCTGCCGTGCAGCAGTTCGTTGTGTTCGCTGGCATCGCTGCTGCTGCCCTTGGCCCGTTGCTCTTGGTTGTGGGATCACTGGTCAGCACATTTGGCACATTGCTTGTTGGCATCGGTGCGATTGCATCAGCCGGTGGCCTTGCAGCCGTGGTCGCCGCAGCTGCACCGGTCATTGCTGCCGTGGCAGCCGTCATCGCCGTTGTTGGCGGTCTTGCTGTCGGCTTGGTGGTCTTATGGACACAATCGCAAGCATTCCGCGATGCCGTCATCTCCGTGTTTGAAGCGGTCAAGTCAGCCATTGTCAGTGCAGTTGATTCCATCAAAGCCAAACTTGATGAGAACAAAGAGAAGCTTGACATGCTCAAGGCCGGATTCCAGGCAGCCTTTGAGTTTGTCGAAAAGTACGTCATGCCGGTGATCGCCGCGCTCGTGGGAACGCAACTGAAGATGCTCGTTGCTGGCATTGGTTATGTCATCAACTCACTGATCAACATTATGAGTTCCCTATTTGACTTTGGCTTGGCCCTGTTTAACACAGGGGTCAAGGTGTACGAGTTTGCCACATCTGTGGGCGAGGCCATTGGCAGCGTTGTGGAGTTCTTTGAAGAACTACCTGGCAGCATCACCACGGCCATCGGCAACGCCGGCACCATCTTGTTCGACACTGGCAAGAACATTGTCATGGGCTTGTGGAATGGGATCTTGTCCATGAAGGATTACCTAGTTGGCAAGATCACTTCTTGGGTCAAGGACGTTTTGCCTGATCCCATTGAGCGATTCCTTGGCATCTCGTCACCCTCAAAACTGTTTGAGGGTATTGGCAAGAACACTGCTGCCGGCCTTGCAGAAGGATTAAGCAAAGGCAAGGGCGCGGTTCTACTAAGTGCAAATGACCTTGCGCTATCTGTCGCCACGCAAGCATCTGATCAGTTCGCCATGATCGGGCGCATGTCCACCTTTGATTTCCTTGAGGGAATGATTCAGGAGTTCCTGCCCTCGGGTCGCAAGCGCAATATGCTGATGGCAGTCATTGACGATCTAGCGGCATCCATGAGTTCCAAGTTAAACAGCGCCGCATCAATCGGCGGCTCTGCTGGCGTCTCTGGTGGCGCGGCTGCTCCATTGTCATCGCAGCCAGGGTTTGTCCCATTCATTGACCAGAACCACGGCACAGGTGACCCGTTCGCCGGTGGCATCCCTGGCCTTGAGGCGTACGCTGATCTGGCTGGCTTTGGCTTTGGTGCGTTCGCTGATGGCGGCATTGTCACTGCACCGATGCTTGGCCTTGTCGGTGAATCTGGCGCAGAGGCAATCATTCCTTTATCCCGCGGGGGCAACTCAGGGATTGGCACCACCATCAACCTGACCGTGAACGCCGGCATGGGCACGCAAGGCGCCGAGGTGGGCCGTCAGATCGTGGACGCCCTTAAATCGTATGAGCGGCTCAACGGCCCCATTCCGGTCAGGGTCGCCTAATGGCGCTAAAGGTTGTGTTCGCCTTCGACGAGGGCGCGGGCGGGGTCACTAACTTCTTTCAGTTAGATGAGACACCGCAAGGCGTGCTGGACAATCCGACGTACACCCTCGGCGGTGCGTTCTCGTTGGTGGACGTGACCGAGTACGTGCGCCAAGTGAGCATTTCCCGTGGCCGCTCGCGGCTGCTGGATCGTGTGCAGTCCGGTGCAGCGACGGTCGTATTGGATAACCGTGCGCGCCTGTTTGACCCGACGGCGGGCACAGCGGTGAGCCCGTACTCCACGTCCATTGTGCCCCGCAAGAACGTGTCAGTGATGATGGATGATGAGCCGATCTTCTCTGGTCTCGTTGATGACTGGAACATTGATTTTGAGCTAAGCGGGGACAGCACTACGACAGCGATCTGCGCTGACGGGTTTGCGATCCTTGGCCAAGTGGCGATGGGCACCGCTGCGCGGTCATCAGAACTATCCGGCACACGGATTGACACGGTGCTTGACGAGGCCGCATGGCCTACCGTCAAGCGTTCACTAGATGTTGGTGAGGTAACCCTTCAAGCTGACACACCAGCGGCGAACACCAACGTGCTTGACTACTTGAACACGGTGACGGACACCGAGTTCGGCGTGTTCTTCATGAACCGTCAAGGTGAAGCGGCGTTCATTGACCGCGACGGTTCCCAAGACTTCTCCAACCCTGTGCTGCTCGGCGGCACGGGCATCCCGCTGAGCAGCATCAGCGTGGACTACGGCTCAGAACAGTTGTTCAACGACATCAGCCTTGTGCGCAATGGTGGCGGTACGGCCACGGCCACCGATGCAACCAGCAAAACGGCCTACGGCATCAACGAACTTTCTAAGACTGGCTTGCTGTTTAACACGGACGACGACAATCAGGAACTGGCTGACTTTCTTTTGGCAAAGTTTAAAGATCCTAAGTTGCGCATCCAGCAGGTCACTATCGCGGTGGACGGTTTGAGTGCCGCGCAGCGGCTGGTCGTTGCTGGCCTTGACATCGTGGACCCCGTGCAAGTGAGCCTGTCCCCACCTGTGGGGCCGACCATTACGCAATACGCGACCATTGACCGGATTGATCACAGCATTTCCCCTGCCTCGCACGTGATGACGCTCTCCATGTCTGAGGCGTCGGCGTCGTTCCTGCTTGATTCTTTGCTGTTCGGCTTACTCGATGAAAACACGCTCGGTTTCTAGGAAAGGAAACTCATGGCAATTCGCACAGATTTCACAGCGGGTGAGGTGCTTGCTGCTGCTGATCTCAATGACACGTTTGCGGCGAAGGCGGATTACAACCTGCCCGTAGATACCGAGTCAGGGACCACGTACACCTTCACACTGGCGAATGCTCGCCAACTTGTGACGGCGACGAATGCTTCTGCGAAAACTTTTACTATCCCGCCGCAGTCGTCTGTGACGTGGACCGCTAACTCAATTCTACGAGTTGCCAACACCGGCGCTGGTGCGCTGACCATCAACGGCGGTTCGGGGGTGACTGTCACAAACACCGCCAGCACCATCGCGCAATATCAGGGTGGCGCTGCTATCCGCACCTCGGAGAACGCTTGGACGCTCGTCCCTTTTTCGGGTGGTGTTGGTAACGCAGATTTCAGCGATGCGGCTACCGGCACCTACACCGACGGCGGCGGGATTTCGTACAAATACATCACATTCAACTCGTCGGGCACGTTGACGATCACCGGCACTGGCGGTTTCGCTGACATTCTCTGCATCGGTGGTGGAGGCGGTGGTGGACCCGTAGGAGGAGGCGGAGGAGCCGGAGGCTACTTAGAAATCACCAACGCTTATTTCCCAGCAGGAACA